TTAAAACTTATTGAGTGGATCAAAGTTTTTCACTTTTTCCTTTTTGTGCTTTTTAATGGTGCCCATGATTTCATTCACGACCCAGAACAGGGCTCCGACAATAAATATGCCGTACAAAGTAATCAGTTCAATAACAAGAATAGTTTCCATTTGATTTACCTCATTTCTTTGATTGTCTTGGGTGGTAGGATTGCCTACCACCCGGATTACCAGTTACCGATTACGAAAGGAAGTCATCATCTTCCTCAGTAGCGAAGTCATCTTCAGCGTTAGACTTACCGCCAAGATGCTCACCATCGCGGATTTTTTGGAGGTTGTTGAGAGAACAAGCAATACCTTTATTGCCGTTGGTGTTGAAGGCGTAGAAGTTAACACTAGCGCGGCCATAAACGCCGGAATAAATCTCAGAACGTTCGATGATAGGCTGACGATCTGCATCAACGATGCCAGGAGCAGAACTGTTGTTGGCATTCATAAAGTAGGCGTTTGCATAAACCGGATCATCTGGACGTTCCATATCACCGTCGCGAAGAGGGGTCTTAAGGGTTGCAAGCGGCGGTACAGTACGACCATTGCCTTTAAGCTTGCTTTCGCCTTCGTGATAAGCTGCTTCAATTGCGGCTTTAATCTTATCGATGGTCTTTGTGTCGGACTTAGGGATAATGAGCGAGACACTGTACTTAGGGGTGCCACCATTAATGGATTTGGGCTCCCATGCATTCACATAGCTCCAACGAGTATCAGGTCCAGTAACTACTTTCAATGGATTAACTGCTTTTGTCATGATTAATTTCCTCCTTGATTTTCATTAAAATCTTCATATGCTGAGTTGAATTCGGGCCTCTTGTCATCAGCGGTAACAAGGACCGGCTTTCCAGGCGGCTTAAAGGTTAGGCTACCGAGGATATCTTCAAACGCCTTCTTGCCGAGAAGTGCTGTCATAGCAGTTATGCCGAGTAGCTTCTTCTCGAAGGGGTCTTTACCAGCTGCAATAACGACATTAGCTACAGCGGATTCGTCGGTGTATTTCCTATTGGAACGCCCGGCGACTAATTTAAAACCTTCAAACTTAGTACCGTTCAAAGCTTCCTTCAGAGCATATTCCTTGACATCGCTGGCCCAGGAAACCAGCTCATCTAACTTTGTAAGGATGGATGCTATCTCTTCATTATCGAGAGTGGCAGGTACCTCAAAGTCGTACTTTGCGAGCTCCAGATTGTATTCAGCACGCTTCCTGCAGGTCGCTTTGGCTTTGCAGAACTGGCAGTGCTCGCCAGCTTTGTATTCGCCCTCGCCTTTGATAGCAAGCTGTGCTATAGGAGCCAAGACTTCCTCAGCCCACTGGATGAGTTCAATCTTAGAGATGGTGAATTCGCTAATATTTTCTCTACGTGGCTGATAGATGACCAGGTGGACATTTTCAATGTCGTAAATGCCATCGAAAAGAGCTAATCCTCCAAGTGCATAGCAGAACATTTGTTGATTTCTTTCCGCTGATACCTTGATTCCAAGTCCGTATTTATAGTCAATTACGGTAAGTGTGCCGTCTGCAATGATCAAACAATCAACAGTACCGAAGCCTTCCGGGACGTATTTTGAGAAATCGAGCTTCTGTTCAATTAGTACTTGAGGATCAGCGCAGGTTTCTTTTGCTTTTTCAACCTGCTCAAGTACAAAGGCTGCATAGTCTTCCGCGTGGTTGTTCATTTCCTCGTCGTAGAAGCTTAACGACTCAGTCGGGTCCTTTGTGTTAATCCCCAGGAGCTTTTCAAGCTTGTATTGTGCTAGGGCGTGGGCATCGGTGCCTTCCTGTGCAAAACTGCTGGACACATCCTCAAACTTCTTACTAAGCAGGGCTGATGGCGGACAAGCAATCCACCTGTGTGCAGATGAGGCAGAAAGCAATGCATGTTTTATACTCATTGGATTGCCTCCGCATCCGCGAGTAATGCGGCATACTGTGACGGGTCAATACTGGAGAGCTTATCTGCACCGTATTTTTTCAGAAGTTCCTTAAGAGCTTCTGTATGGCCGGCTCTAGACATATCTGCAAACTTCTTACGAACGTCCAGAAATGAAAACTCTGGTTCTGGTGCTTCTGTCGGTAGCGCAGTTGCTTCAGCTACATCGTCGGTCTCGTCGTTTGTGCTTGAGAAAATCTCAGTAAGTGAGTCAGCAATGTTAATAAGAGTTTTGCCGCAGTCCTTCAGTTCAGAAAGAACCTGACTTAGTTCACTCATCTTGCTCATTTGGAGTTCCTCCTTCCTTCTTTTCTTGTTCCTTTGCAGACAAGGCTTTGATTTTCTGAGCCAGTCTTTTGGATACAACGCTTATAGCTGTGAGAGTGTCAGCAAGCTCTTCATCAAGCTGCTGTTCTTTCGAAGCTTCTGCATGTGTCTGTGTCTGCATAATGTTACCTCCCTTTCCGAGTGGATTTGCTCCCTCTCTAATAGTCCCAGGACAGTTTTGTGTGGTTTGAACGAAAATCTTTTGTGATTTTTTTCAGGCCACACATTTTTCATGTCCTTCACTAGTCCCAGGACACTTAAAGCGGAAATGAACGAAAAAACAGCAGATTTTTTAGGTCTGCTGTCGCTTATATAAGGAAGGAAAATTAATTATCAAAAAGTTCGTTCAAAGTGGCGGTTTCTGTCCTGGGACTGGTAGAGGGACTTTTATGCCGCTCAAATCTTTATAAGGAGGTTCGCTTATGAACGAACAGATGAGATCTAAATACGGTACCGGAGGAGTGGACAAGAAAAACAGTGAAGGCTATTCCGATCCTACCGTATACGAGGCGCTGAGAAACATAAAAAAGGAAGACAAGGTCTTCAGGCCGCTAGTGTTTATCTGCTCACCTTATGCGGGTGATATAGAGAAAAACACAGAGAGGGCTAAGATGTATAGTCGATTCGCTGTTTTCGAGAGAAATGCCATTGCCTTCGCTCCACATCTACTTTTACCTTTATACCTTTCAGATGATGATCCAGAAGAACGCGAGCTTGCACTGTTCATGGACATAGTCTTCTTAGGTAAATGCAATGAGCTGTGGGTGTTCGGCGAGAAAATCACGAATGGCATGCAGCGAGAGATTGATAAAGCCAAGAAGCGATGCATGAAGATTCGCTATTTCACCGAGGATATGGAGGAGGTTGAGTCATGCAGCTAACGATTTGCACCGCAAACTTTACCGGCAATCAGAAGAACTGCCTCTATCCAAATAAAAGCGTGGTTACCTCGGTGGATGAACTTAAGGAAGTGGTGAAGCTCGACCATGTGTGTGCTGAGTATAAGAACAACTACCGCAGCGCAGATAACTTCATTAAGTCTGATGTTATTGTCATGGATTGTGATAATGATCATACCGAAAATCCGGATGAGTGGATAACGCCAGAGGCTTTGGATGAGCTGATATCAGATGTCTCATATGCGATTGCTCCCAGCCGTCACAACATGATTCCTAAGGACGGGAAAACAGTACGACCCAAGTTCCATGTTTACTTTTCTATAGAAGAGATATCAGATGCGGAAGGATACGTGGCTTTGAAAAGAGCAATCCATGCTCAGTTCCCATTCTTCGATGAGAATGCGTTAGATGCAGCGCGTTTCATCTACGGCGCTGATGCCTCTGATGTTTTCTGGAATGAAGGCTGGCTCACGATTGATGAGCTGCTTCAGGACATTCCTGCACCTACAAAAACAAGTAGCAGTTCAATACCTGAAGGTCGCCGCAATAACACGCTGTCGCGTTTTGCTGGTCGTGTTGTAAAGAGATACGGTAGCACCGGCAAAGCCCATGAGATCTTCTTGGAAGAAGCTAAAAAGTGCGACCCGCCTATGGATGATGAAGAGCTTACCGCTATTTGGAATAGCGCCATCAGGTTTGCAAGGAAGGTACAAGGTCAGGATGGGTATGTTCCTCCAGATGATTTCAATGCAGATTTTGACAATAACTCGCTGCGGCCTTCTGATTTTTCTGATATTGGCCAGGCGAAGGTACTGACTCGTGAATATGGCAATGAGCTTTGTTACACCGATGCCACAGATTACCTTCGTTTTAATGGTGAGTTCTGGATGGAATCAAGGCAGCAGTCGGTTGGTGCTATGGAAGAGTTCCTCGATTTACAGCTCCAGGATGCTATTGATGAGGTGACAGGAGCTCTGAATGCTTTAGTTGCCTTGGGTGAAAAAGAAGAAGATATTCTTGCTGGCGGTAAAAAGTATGAAGCTTCACTTTCTGGTGATCCATTAAAGGCATTAAAAAAATATCAGTCGGCGCTGGCTTACAAAGCTTTTGTGATGAAGCGCAGAGATATGAAATATGTCATCTCGGCACTGCAGGCCGCAAAGCCGATGCTGGAAATCAAAGTGAGCGACTTAGATAAGGACGAGTTCCTTCTTAACACGCCGGGTGTTACATTTGACCTTCGTAAGGGTATCGCTGGTGGCCGTGCTCCTGAGGCGTCAGATTATATTACAAAGCAAACGACCGCTTCACCAGGAGATAAGGGTGAGCAGATTTGGTTAGAGGCACTGAGTACGTTTTTCTGTAACGACCAAAAGCTGATTGATTATGTTCAGCAGATTGTTGGTCTCTCAGCAATCGGTAAAGTTTACCTGGAAGCGATCATCATTGCCTATGGTGGGGGTCGCAATGGTAAGTCTACCTTTTGGAATAGCATCTCAAGGGTGCTCGGTTCTTACAGCGGTGCCATATCAGCGGACACGCTTACGGTTGGATGTCGGAGAAATGTAAAACCTGAAATGGCTGAGCTCAAGGGCAAACGTCTCATCATTGCTTCCGAACTTGAAGAGGGCATGCGCCTGAACACATCTATTGTGAAGCAGCTCAGCTCTACGGATGAAATTGAGGCTGAGAAAAAGTATAAGGACCCGTTCAAGTTTGAACCTTCTCATACATTGGTGCTTTACACAAACCACCTACCGAGAGTCGGTGCCAATGATGATGGTACCTGGAGGCGTCTTATTGTTATCCCCTTCAATGCAAAAATTGAGGGTAGGAGCGACATCAAAAACTTTGCCGACTACCTTGTTACTAATGCAGGACCGTCCATCATGAGCTGGATCATCGAAGGAGCAAAGAAAGCTATTGAGGCTAACTACCACTTTGTTGTTCCATCATGTGTTCAGGACGCCATTAAAGCGTACAGAGAGAACAATGACTGGCTTGCTTCCTTCTTGGAGGATTGCTGCGAGGTGAATAAGTCCTACCAGCAGAAATCCGGCGAGTTTTATCAGGAATACAGGGCCCATTGTGGGCGCAACGGTGAGTACACAAGGAGTACAACCGATTTCTATACTGCTTTGGAGACTGCCGGGTTTGAACGCAAAAAGACAAAGAAAGGAATTTTCATTTACGGTTTGCGACTAAAAGAAGAAGAATTTCTAAATTGAGTTGCACCGACCTGCAAAAAATATAATGGTGCAGGTCGATGAAGGTCCTATATAAAAAGTCCCTATAGAGAGTTTTTATATAAAAATAGCCTATAGGGGGTTTATGCAGTGACATGCACCGACCTGCACCATTGATTGATGGAGATATGGCGATGAGAGAAAAAGAGATAGAAAAGAAGTTAACTTTGGAAGCAAAAAAGCGTGGCGGGCTGGCGGTGAAGTTTGTATCTCCGGGCTTTGATGGCATGCCGGATCGAATACTTCTAATGCCTGGAGGAATTATAGCCTTTGTTGAAGTAAAAGCCCCTGGCAAACACCCGCGTCCATTACAGATGGCAAGGCACAAGTTGCTAAGAAGTTTGGGATTTTCAGTTTTCATATTAGACGACGAGAGTCAGATTGGAGGGATTTTTGATGCAGTACAAACCACATGAATATCAAAAGTATGCGATAGACTACATAGAGTCTCATCCGGTATCGGCAGTACTGCTGGATATGGGTTTAGGAAAAACAAGTATCGCCCTTACTGCTATCAATGATCTACTGTTTGATTACTTCGACGCCCATAAGGTATTAGTGGTTGCACCGCTTCGAGTGGCAAGAGATACCTGGCCAGCTGAAATAAAAAAATGGGATCATCTATCTGACCTGATTGTTACAGTTGCAGTAGGAAGCACTGCTGAACGGCTTAAGGCGCTAAAGGCTTCAGCAGATATCTATGTAATCAACCGTGAGAATCTTTGCTGGCTCATTGATGATAGCGGACTGACCTTTGATTTCGATACGATAATCATTGATGAACTTTCTTCCTTCAAAAATCATCAGACCAAGCGCTTTAAGTCACTGATGAAAGTGAGGCCTAAAGTAAAGCGCATTATTGGAATGACAGGAACACCAAGCAGCAATGGACTAATGGATTTGTGGGCTGAGTTCAAATTGCTTGACATGGGTGTAAGGCTTGGTAGATTTATTTCGGCATTTCGCAGCAACTATTTTATGCCAGATAAGAGAAATGGCCAGATCGTTTATAGCTACAAGCCGCTTCCCGGTGCGGAGCAATGTATCTACAAGAAAATTTCCGACATTACGATTTCAATGAAGTCAACGGATTATCTTAAGATGCCTGAACTGATCAGCAGTGAATACACCGTATTGCTTTCTGAAAAAGAGGCAGAGCGCTATGGTGAATTAGCAAGAGACCTAGTATTAGAACTTCCTGGTGGTGAAGTTACTGCTGCCAATGCTGCAGCACTTTCAGGCAAGCTCTGTCAGATGGCCAACGGTGCCATTTATAACGACTGTGGTGGAACAGAGGTAATTCATAATCAGAAGGTAGATGCCTTGGAGGATATTATTGAGGCGGCAGCCGGAAAACCGATACTCGTGGCCTACTGGTATAAGCATGACTACGAAAGAATCGTAGAAAAGCTTCAAAGCATTAAGGTCTCATTTTCTAAGCTGGATACCGCTGAAAGTATTCGAAGGTGGAACAACAAGGAAATAACGGTCGGCTTAATTCATCCCGCATCTGCAGGACACGGTTTAAATCTTCAAGCCGGCGGATCTTGCATTGTATGGTTCGGCCTTACCTGGTCACTAGAGTTATATCAACAGACAAATGCCAGGCTTTGGCGACAAGGCCAAACAGCTGAAACGGTTGTGGTGCAGCACATCGTTACAAAAGGCACTATTGATGAGCGTGTTTTAAGGGCTCTGTCCTTGAAGGATAAAAGCCAGTCAGCGCTTATCGATGCTGTCAAAGCTGATCTGCAAATGAGAGTCAAATAAAGACAATCCGTGCCAATCCGAGAAAAATAAAAATCCGGGGGTACGACTATGGAACCATATGAAAGTTTAGCAAATGCCATTGTTATGCAAGCCGTAAAAGATTATCGGAGTGCACTTCGTAATTTGAAGAAGAGACCTGATAACAGAGGCTACCAAACTGAAGTGAGAATATTAGAACGGTTCTTCCGTTCTAATTGGTACGGTGAGATAACCAGTCTTAATGCTGAGTACCTCATTCGAAGAGTGAACGAGGAGGTGCAAAGAAATGACCGCTAAAGAATATTTATCACAGGCATATCGATTGGATCAGAGGATTGCCAGCAAGCTCGAAATGGTAGAATCCTTAAATGAGTTGGCAACGAGATGCACCTCTACATTAACAAGTATGCCAAGGAATCCTAGTAAAAGCGTATCGCCTATGGCTGACACTGTATTGAAAATCATTGATCTGCAGGACGAGATTAACACAGACCTAGAAAGTTTGGTGGATCTTAAGCGTGAGATCAGTCTTGTTATCCGTGAAGTGGATTACAACGAGTATCGAATGATCCTGGAGAAGCGTTATATCAGCAATAAGTCTTGGCCAGAAATAGCCGTGGAGCTTGGGTATAACCTTCGCCACCTTTACCGATTGCATGATGCAGCGCTTGATAAAGTTAAAATTCCTGAAGACGTCACTGTTTGTCACTATTAGTCCCAATGTGATCATGTTAATGTTATAGTAGCGAAAAGCATAAAGGCGAAGCCTCATGGGAGCAATCCTGTGGGGCTTTTGTTATGCCCAGAAAGTGAGGTGTTTTATGCCAAGAAAACCAAAACGACCATGTTCTCACCCCGGTTGCCCGGAGCTGACAGAGAGCAGATTTTGTGAGAAGCATGCAAAGCAGGAAGCATCTCGTTATGAGAAGTATGATCGTGATCCCCACTCAAAGAAAAGGTACGGTCGTGCCTGGAAGCGCATACGAGATCGCTACATCGAAGCCAACCCACTCTGTGAGGAGTGTATGAAGCAAGGACGAATGACTCAGGCAACTGAGGTCCACCACATCCTTCCGCTTGCACGGGGAGGAACCCATGATGAATCCAACCTCATGGCCCTTTGCACACCTTGCCATTCATCCATCACAGCTCGTGACGGGGATCGTTGGCACGACCGGTAGGGGGGATCAAATCTCTACAACCTTATGCCCGGGGAACGGGCGTGGGGCTTCGTGTAAATTTTTTCATAAGTTTTGGGGGTATTAACCCCCTCATTTAGATTGGAGGTGAACTGATGGGAAAAAGAGGTCCTCAGCCAGGTGTAGGTGGCAGACCGCGAAAGGCTTTAGCGGATAAAATACAGGATGGCAAATCGCACAATCTTCAGATTGTCCCATTGCCTGAAGGCGATTCAGAGATAGGGACGGAAATGCCAAAACCTGCAGACTGGTTATCAGCCACGCAAAAGAACGGACATCCACTGATAGCCAATGACATCTACACAGATACCTGGGGATGGCTTATAAAACACAAATGCAGCCATCTGGTCCCGAAGCAACAAATAGAACAATATGCCATGAGTGCCGCCCGCTGGATTCAATGCGAGCAGGCTATCTCAGAATATGGACTTCTGGCAAAACATCCGACGACGGGTGCTCCAATCGCGTCTCCGTATGTAAGTATGGCTCAGTCCTTTTCAAAACAGACGTACAGTTTATGGGCTCAAATTTTCGCCATTGTGCGAGAGAACAGCCTGACTGATTGCTCGAACTATACCCCTCAAGACGATTTGATGGAGCGGCTACTTACCGCTCGGAAAGGAAAATGATATGGAAAGCAAATTTCTAACAGCAGAAAGCGTGTGTGAAGGCCATCCTGACAAGCTCTGCGACCTTATCGCCGATAGCGTCCTGGATGCGTGCCTTAGCAAAGACTCCGCTTCTCGCGTGGCCTGCGAGGTAATGGCTACAAAGGGAAAGATTATCGTGGCGGGCGAAATCACCTGTAGCGGTAAAATCGATATTAAAAGAATTGTGAGGTACACGCTCCAACAGGTCGGATATGATCCTAGGAAGTTCCGTATCCTCGTTTTCGTGCACAAGCAAAGCCCGGATATCGCTAACGGTGTTGATAATACCTTGGAATACAGGAACGGCAACACCTCTTGGTACGGAAGCTTAGGAGCCGGGGACCAGGGAACCATGTACGGTTATGCTACTAACGAAACCAGACAGATGCTACCTCTTCCAGTCGTACTCGTAAACAGCATCACAAAAAGGCTGGATCAAGCCAGGCATGACGGTCTCATCAAGGGAATTAGACCGGATGGAAAGGCTCAGGTTACTGTGGAGTACCAGGATGGGAAACCAAATAGGGTTAAAACCATCGTCGTCTCTGTGCAGCATGATGCTTCAAAAACACTAGATGAGCTGACCAAAGATATCTACGCCAATGTTCTCTGGAAATGCTTTGAGGATTTTCCTTTTGACGAAAATACCGAAATACTGATCAATCCCTCTGGAAGATTCGTCGAGGGTGGTCCTGCGGCAGACACAGGGCTAACCGGTAGGAAGCTTATGGTTGATACCTACGGCGGTCTTGCTGCACATGGCGGCGGAGCTTTCTCTGGAAAGGACCCAACCAAGGTTGACCGGTCAGCTGCCTATATGGCCAGGAACATTGCCAAGCACATCGTCTGGTGCGATTTTGCCGAGCGGTGTCAGGTCAATATTGCCTACGCCATCGGAAAGGCAGATCCAGTATCCGTAGAGGTAGATACTTTCGAGACTGGGAAGGTACCTGATGAGTTCTTAAGAAAAGCGGTCATGGAAGTTTGGTGCCTTCGCCCAGCTGCCATTATTGAACTTTTGAATCTCCGATTCCCCAGGTATTCAGAAACAGCAGTCTATGGCCATTTCTCATCTTGTCTGTACCCATGGGAGAATGTCGGAAAATATAAAGAATTGGAAGAGGTGGTGAAGAAGTATGAGCAAGACAACCAGTGACATGAAGCTGGTTCCGATACAGGAACTGATACCCTATGTGAATAATGCGAGGACCCACTCTCCAGCACAGATCACCAAGTTGCGCTCAAGCCTTCGAGAGTTCGGATTCGTCAATCCCATCATCGTGGACCGGGACTTCAGCGTGATTGCTGGACACGGCCGCTTAATCGCCGCCAAGGAGGAAGGCTTCACTGAAGTCCCTTGCGTCTTTGTCGACCACCTGACCGAAGCCCAGAAGAAAGCCTATATCATCGCCGACAACCGCTACGCCGAGGATGCCGGCTGGGATGAAGAACTTTTGCGACTTGAGATTGAAAGTCTGCAGGGTATGGAGTTTGATGTTGGATTGCTCGGTTTTGAGCCAGCCGAACTCAATAAACTCATGACTGATGAGGATGGGATTGAAGAGGATGACTTTGATGTCGATGCAGAGCTTCAAAAGCCGGCCATCACCAAGCCAGGAGACATCTGGCTCCTGGGCAGGCACAGACTTGTCTGTGGAGACAGCACAAAGCCCGAAACCTACAGCGCACTGATGGACGGCAAGAAGGCTAACCTTGTGGTCACAGACCCACCATACAATGTTAACTACGAAGGATCTGCGGGAAAAATCAAAAACGACAATATGGGCAATGAAGCGTTCTACTCCTTCCTCTTTGATGCATTCAAGAATATTGAGGAAGTTATGGCCCAGGATGCTTCCATTTATGTGTTCCATGCCGACACTGAAGGATTGAATTTCAGGAAGGCGTTCACAGATGTGGGCTTTTACCTTTCCGGGACGTGCATCTGGAAAAAACAGAGCCTGGTACTAGGTCGCTCCCCATACCAATGGCAGCACGAACCGGTGCTCTTCGGATGGAAGAAAAAAGGCAAGCACATGTGGTATTCAGACCGCAAGCAGTCAACCATCTGGGAATATGACAAACCTAAGAAGAACGGTGAGCATCCGACAATGAAGCCTGTAGCCCTTATTGCATATCCCATTACAAATTCCAGCATGTCCGGTTGCATCGTCCTCGATCCATTTGGAGGCTCGGGTTCGACCCTTATTGCTTGCGAACAAACTGACCGTGTATGCCACACCATAGAACTCGATGAAAAATTCTGTGATGTCATTGTAAAAAGGTGCATCCAGCAGTTTGGCTCCGATGAGCAGATTTTTCTTCTACGCGATGGAATCCAAACAGCCTATAGAGAGCTTGAAATAAGCACTGATACTTCATCTTCAAATCAACAGAATTAGCTTGCTATTACACTTGGTTAGAGTGATATATGTACTACCAAGAAAAAAGGAGGTCTATATCATGACAATCAAATTTAACGTTAACGGTGCTGAACGCAAGCGTCTGGTCCAACTTATCAGCGAAATGACTGGTTCTTCAGCAAAATACCTGGGCGTTCCTTCCTGCGCTTACCAGGTGAGCTGCTTCACCGTCAGCAAGGAGGGAGAGCTTACCTTCGAAGATGGTGCGGACATAAGCAAACTGGAATTACTTATTGAAAGGCTCGCGGAACATGGATTTGAAGCAGAAATCACAGAAACCATTCCAGCTAAAGAATCTTCAGATGAAATCGAAGGACTTGTAATCGAACTGCCACGAGCCACATTCACAGACACAGGCCTTGAAAATTTGAAGCGGCTCCTGGAAAGCAAAGGCGGGCTTATAAAGAAAGCCCTGCAGCTTGAGGAACTACCGATTGAAGTTACGGATGAAAGAGTAAGTTTCCTGTGGTTCCCCTTTCCGGTAGCCCCTGAGGAAATTAAAGCATACTCACACTTTATCTGCTCCTTGGCTAAATTAGCAAAAGAACAGAAACGGATCACCGCAAAGCCCAAAGAAATCGAAAATGAAAAATATGCTTTCCGGTGCTTCCTGCTTAGGCTTGGCTTCATTGGGGACGAGTATAAAGCTGAGCGAAAACTCCTGCTCTCAAAATTGACAGGCAGCTCGGCTTTTAAAAGCGGCGAAGCGAAACATAAGGAGGTTGAGTAATATGAATATCATCTCTCCAGGAATGCTATGCTACCTTAAGGATAAGTATCCGCCGGGAACAAGGGTGAGGCTGGTTCAAATGAATGACGTTTATACAAAGCTAAGCCCCGGCGAACTTGGGACTGTATTAGGAGTCGACGACCTCGGTACGATCCACGTTTCCTGGGACTGCGGTTCAAGCCTTGGCGTAGCTTTCCACGAAGATTCGTGCGAAGTCATCAAGGACCGATAAGGAGGATAACATGAAAGTACATTTTATAAGAAAAGCCAATACCATCGAGGACTTGAAGGGTTATGGGGAAGAAAGTGGCAGCCAATTTGTCATCGAGGAAGTGGTCGAGCTGGAACCGGAGGATTTTAGATCTTTTTCTGAGAGCCTCATTGATGATTATGATTTCATTGCTGAGCGAATTGACAAGATGTTTATGGATGCCGAAAAGGTATGGCACTGCATCTTGGTCAAGGCCAAGGGAACTGAGGATGGCATCCTTGTTGAAAGCGAAGGCTACGATTACGCCCGGTATTCAGCCTACTACCCAGGCACAGAGAGCCCAAAGGAACGCATCATTAGACAGATTCTTGCCATTAGAGAGACCGGCGAGACTAACATGTTTGATACAAAAACTGTCCAGCGGATTGCTTACGAGCGTGGTTACTATGATCTCGTGACATTTATTGAAGAATACAAGAAAGAATACAGCCGTTTCATACTCACTGGCGAGCTATAAAATACAGAAAACTGACTCAAGAGAAGCCTTTCGGGGCTTCTTTTGTCGTCCAGAAGTTAAAGGAGGTGACCGCATATTCGAAAGCTGAAGAAATACAAACCAACCCAATTCATGGGTAAAGATTCTCATTATGACAAAAAAGCCGCTGATTATGCGGTCGGATTCATTGAGTGCCTGTCCCATACCAAAGGAACATGGGCCGGAAAGCCCTTTGAACTTATAGACTGGCAAGAGCAAATCATCCGAGATGTTTTCGGAACGATAAAGGCAAATGGCTACAGGCAGTTCAACACTGCCTATGTAGAAATCCCAAAGAAGATGGGCAAGTCAGAACTAGCTGCTGCTATAGCCCTCCTCCTCACTTGCGGTGATGGTGAAGAACGGGCCGAGGTCTATGGGTGCGCCGCTGATCGAAACCAGGCATCCATCGTCTTTAATGTGGCGGCTGACATGGTGAGACTATGCCCGGCACTTTCAAAGCGCGTGAAAATCTTGGATTCCCAGAAGCGATTGATTTACCTGCCTACTGGGAGCATCTATCAGGTGCTTTCCGCAGACGTTTCGAACAAGCACGGATTCAATACCCATGGGGTCGTATTTGATGAGCTCCATACACAACCCAACAGGAAACTTTTTGATGTTATGACCAAAGGTAGCGGCGATGCCAGAACGCAGCCACTGTACTTCCTGATCACCACTGCGGGCAATGACACAAACAGTATATGTTATGAGATCCACCAAAAAGCTCAAGATATCCTGGAAGGAAGAAAAAACGACCCCACTTTCTATCCGATCATCTTCGGAGCGGACGAAGCCGATGACTGGACCGACCCAAAAGTATGGAAAAAGGCAAATCCATCTCTTGGCATTACGGTTGGCCTCGATAAAGTCAAGGCTGCTTGCGAAAGTGCAAAGCAAAACCCTGCCGAAGAGAACAGCTTTCGGCAATTGAGGCTGAACCAATGGGTCAAGCAAGCTATCCGCTGGATGCCGATGGACAAATGGGACAAATGCTCCTTTCTGGTCAATCCCGATTCGCTGGAAGGCCGCATCTGCTATGGGGGTCTTGACCTATCAAGTACCACAGACATTACTGCTTTCGTTTTAGTTTTCCCGCCAGAGGATGAGGACGACAAGTATTCTATATTACCATATTTCTGGATACCGGAAGAAAATATAGACCTTCGTGCCAGAAGAGACCATGTGCCTTATGACGTTTGGCAAAAACAAGGATTCGTGCAGACCACTGACGGCAATGTAGTCCACTACGGCTATATAGAAGCGTTTATTGAAAAACTCGGAGAGAAATACAACCTCAAAGAAATCGCATTTGACCGCTGGGGGGCGGTGCAGATGGTCCAGAACCTTGAAGGTATGGGCTTCACGGTAGTCCCATTCGGCCAGGGATTCAAAGACATGTCCCCGCCAACAAAAGAGCTTATGAAGCTGATATTAGAGGAAAAACTGGCCCATAGCGGGCATCCGGTTCTTCGCTGGATGATGGACAATATCTTTATCCGAACAGACCCAGCCGGAAATATCAAACCGGATAAAGAAAAAAGTACCGAAAAAATCGACGGCGCTGTTGCCACAATAATGGCACTGGATCGTGCAATCCGCGGCGGTAATGACAACAATGAATCGGTCTACAATCAAAGAGGCCTTTTATATTTCTAACGACAAGCTTATTTGGAGGTGAAGCCCATGAATATACCAATTCTCACAAAGATTTTCAAGGCAAGAGACAAGCCTAGCGATTATTACTCTGGCTCCAATTACACCTTCCTATTCGGAGGAACAACCAGCGGAAAAATTGTAAACGAGTTTACTGCCATGCAAACCACGGCAGTCTATTCCTGCGTCCGCATCCTTTCTGAAGCGCTGGCCTCGCTGCCTCTTAATGTCTACCGCTATAGCCAGGGCGGAAAGGAGAGGGTTTACGACCATCCGCTTTACCACATCCTGCATGACGAGCCGAACAGTGAGATGACATCATTTGTTTTTAGAGAAACCCTCATGAGCCATCTGCTCATTTGGGGCAATGCCTACGCACAAATCATCCGGGACGGAGCTGGACGCGTGGTCGCCCTTTACCCACTTTTGCCTAACAAAATGGAGGTTGGAAGAGACAAGAATGGCGAGATTTTCTACATCTATTCTCGCAACTCAGACGAGAACCCAAATTTTAAAGACTACGGTACCGTTATCCTTAGAAAGCAAGATGTGCTGCACATCCCTGGTCTTGGCTTTGATGGTTTGGTAGGATATTCACCCATCGCCATGGCCAAAAACGCTGTCGGTATGACGCTTGCCTGCGAGGAATACGGAGCCAGTTTCTTCGCCAACGGAGCTAACCCCGGTGGTGTGCTGGAACATCCTGGAGTTCTGAAAGACCCCAAGAAAGTCCGTGATTCCTGGAATGAGGTGTACCGGGGAACGAACAATGCCCACAAGGTTGCGGTCCTTGAGGAAGGCATGAAATACCAGCAGATCGGTATCCCTCCGGAAGAAGCGCAATTCCTGGAAACACGGAAGTTCCAGATCAATGAGATCGCAAGGCTCTACCGGATCCCTCCGCACATGGTTGGGGATCTGGAAAAGTCCAGCTTCTCGAACATCGAGCAGCAATCCCTGGAGTTCGTAAAGTACACCCTCGACCCCTGGGTCATCCGCTGGGAACAAGCTCTCCAAAGGTCTTTGCTCCTGCCGCGTGAAAAAACCGAGTACTTCATCAAGCTGAATGTGGACGGGCTGCTCCGAGGTGATTACCAAAGCCGCATGAACGGCTACTCCATCGCAAGGCAAAACGGATGGCTGTCAGCCAATGATATCCGCGAGATGGAGGATATGAACCCAATCCCAGATGAGGAAGGCGGAAACCTCTACCTCATCAACGGCAACATGACAAAACTCAAAGATGCCGGGGCGTTTGCAAACACAGCCAATGCACCCGACACGCAGATTCAACAGAAAGGAAGTGATGCATGAGTATGAACCGCAAATTTTGGAACTGGGTCAGAGACGACACAGGCAACACCCTCTACCTGAACGGCCAGATTTCCGATGAAACCTGGTTCGGCGATGAAGTGACGCCAAGGGTCTTCAAAGAGGAGCTGGAATCCTGTCAGGGAGACATTACCGTTTGGATCAATTCGCCGGGCGGGGATGTTTTCGCAGCAGCGCAGATCTACAACATGCTGATGGACTACAAAGGCGATGTGACGGTCAAGATCGACGGCCTTGCCGCTTCGGCGGCATCTGTCATTGCCATGGCCGGAACAGAAGTCCTGATGTCGCCCGTGGCAATGATGATGATCCACAATCCCATGACCGTTGCCATCGGGGACTCCCAGGAAATGCAGCGGGCCATCGAGATGCTTTCCGAGGTCAAGGAATCCATCATCAATGCCTACGAGATTAAGTCGGGTCTATCCCGGGCAAAGATCTCAAGGCTCATGGATGCTGAAAGCTGGTTCAACGCCAAGAAGGCCATCGAGATGGGCTTCGCTGACAAGATGCTATTTCACGACGACAATCAAACGGATCATGAAGAAGAGTTGGAAGCTGTGATGTTCTCAAGAACCGCAGTGACCAACTCTTTGCTTTTGAAACTGATCCCGCCTAAGCCTGAGAACAAGACCCCAATCGAACAGCTCGAAAAGAGACTGAGCCTGCTAGCTCACTAATTTAAGGAGGATAACACCTATGAACACAATTCTTGAACTGAGAGAAAAACGCGCGAAAGCCTGGGAATCCGCAAAGGCATTCCTAGACAGCAAAAGAGGTACGGACGGCCTGCTCTCTGCCACAGACACCGAAACCTACGAAAAGATGGAGACCGACGTCATGAACCTCGGCAAAGAGATCGAGCGGCTGGAGCGCCAGGCAGCCATCGATGCCGAACTCTCAAGACCCACCGCTTCTCCCATCACCAATCAGCCCGGAGCCAACATGTCCGGCGAAATGAAGAAAGGCAAGGCATCTGACGCCTACACCCAGGCTTTCTGGAAAGCCATGAGAAACAAGAACAGCTACGATGTGCAGAACGCCCTTCAGATCGGCACGGATTCCGAAGGCGGATACCTGGTGCCTGATGAATTCGAGAAGACCCTCGTCGAATCCCTGGAGGAAGAGAACCTCTTCAGATCCATCGCCAAGGTCATCACCACCTCATCCGGCGACAGAAAGATCCCTGTAGTCGCCACCAAGGGTACGGCATTCTGGGTCGACGAGGAAGGCGCGATCCCAGAGTCCGATGACGCCTTCGGACAGGTCTCCATCGGCGCATACAAGCTGGCCACCATGATCAAGGTGTCTGAGGAACTCTTAAACGACAGCGTCTTCAACCTGGAGAGCTATATCGCCAGGGAATTTGCCAGAAGGATCGGTGCCAAGGAAGAGGAAGCCTTCTTCATTGGAGACGGCGTTGGCAAGCCCACAGGCATCTTCAACGCCACCGGCGGAGCTCAGCTTGGCATTACAGCGGCTTCAGCTACTGCCATCACCATCGACGAGGTCATGGACCTTTTCTACAGCCTGAAATCCCCATACAGGAAGAACGCCATCTTCGTCATGAACGATGCGACTGTCAAGGCCATCAGAAAACTGAAAGACGGCAACGGGCAGTACATCTGGCAGCCTTCCATACAGGCAGGACAGCCTGACACCATCCTGAACAGGCCGGTCAAGACTTCAGCCTTTGTTCCGACCATCGCTGCCAGTGCAAAGTCAATCGCCTTCGGCGACTTCGGTTACTACTGGGTGGCTGACCGTCAGGGCAGATCCTTCCAGAGACTGAACGAACTCTTCGCCGCAACCGGACAGGTGGGCTTTAAGGCTACACAGAGGGTCGACGGAAAGCTGATCCTTCCCGAAGCCATCAAGGTCCTTCAGCAGAAAGCGTAGGTGACGGGATATGAGTAACGTAAAGAACTATACCGAGCAAGGCGGCGAAAAAACCGTCATCGGCGGAACTCTTGAGATCGTGGAGGGCGGCCAGGTTGTCGGCCTGCCCTCCGCCTTCACTCCGGCTACTTTCCAGGCCGACAGCACCGCTACAACCATCGCTGGACTGGTCGTCGACTTCAACGCCCTGCTTGCCAAACTCAAGGCTGCGGGACTTATGGCTGCCGAATAACACTGGGAGGTGAGCGCATTGCTGGTAACACTTGATGAAGCAAAACTATACCTGAAGGTCGACTGTGATACGGACGATTCGCTCATCACCTCCTGCATCAATTCTGCAGAGGAGCTTTGCGAGGACATCCTCCGATTCCCACTCATAGAATTTGTAGAAGTACCGGAGACGGTTAAACAGGCCGCGCTCTATGCCATCGGGAACCTTTATGAGCAGCGGGAAACCGTGGATATGCATTCGATGATCGACCTGATGAAGCGGCTCCTATTCGCCTATCGGAAAGAGGGGTGGTAAATTTGGGAATCGGAAAAATGCGACAGCGCATCACCATCCAAAGAGTGATGCCGGTCATAAACGAGAACGGCTTTGAGACTGAACTACCCCAAGTTTTAAAGACGGTATGGGCCGAGGCCACAAACCTGCATGGCAAAGAATATTTCGAAGCAAAGTCAGTCCAGGAAGAAAACACCGTCAAGTTCACCATCCGCTTCCTGGAAGAAATCGACCAGACCATGCAGATCCTCTTCCAAGGCAGGACCTACAACATCACCGGCATCGACCATATCAAATACAGGAACAGGTACATGGAGATCCGAGCATTGGAGGTGGACGTCAATGGCCAAGATTGAGCTTGAGGGCATGCAGGAGCTAATCGACAAAGTCAATAAGCTTGGAAGCCGCGGTACCCAAATCAAGAAGAATGCCCTGGAAAAATCAGCGGCTATGGTCAAAGGCAGCATGGAGGGAAAAGCTCCCCGCTCCGACTCCAACAAAAAGCACATGGCTGACAACATCCAGGTATCTGAGATTGAAACGGCCAACGGCGTTGACTTCATTCAGATTGGCCCCAACAAGGGCGACAACTCTGAATTCTTTTACTCCAAATTCACCGAGTGGGGAACCTCGAAGATCCCCGCCGTGCACTGGGCTGAGAACTCCGTTCTGGAAAACAGAAAGAAGATCAACGAAACCATACAAGATGAACTTCAAAGGGGGCTTGATGAACTTGCTTAATAAACTGATCCTTGAAACCTTAACCCCCCTGGGAGTCCCGGTCGGTTTTCAGAAATACTCCGGGCAGGCTCTGACCTATATCACCTTTCACGAATACCTGCAGACCGGAGAGGAATTTGAAGATGACGGCGAGGCGTTCACCGGCCATTACATCCAGGTGGACGTCTGGTCCAAATCGGA